CCGATCTTTTCAATTTACGCAACAATGAATACGTCTGACCAAAATGTATTCACATTGGATACTGCCTTCAAGAGAAGATGGAAATTCAAAAAGCTTATTAATGAGTTTGCAAAAGACCACAAATTCAAAGATAAGTATATTCCAGGCGCCGATATTACATGGGAAGAATTAGTCAATGATATAAACGAATATATTTTAGAATGCTCAAGTGGACTTAATAGTGAGGATAAGCAATTAGGAGTATATTTCGTTGATGAGAATGGAATGAGAAAAGAAAAGGTAGATGCATCCGATCCTGAGGCAGTCAACGCTTTTGCTTACAAAGTACTTGAATACTTATGGTCTGATGTTGCTAAATTTGATAGAAATAAATGGTTTGCTGATGGAATCAAATCTCTAGATGAACTTGTAAAAGAATACAAGGAAAAAGGATTAGAGGTATTCGTAGATGGCATCTTCAACAAGTAAAAAAGATATTGTTGACATTGAAATAAATTATCATAAAGTTACTAATAAAGTAGATGACTCTTTTATTGGTATAAAAATCAAGAACAATAGAATCGACTTTTATTACCCTGAAACATATAACTTTGATGAGTCATCTATTGAAAAATCAAGAGAAGATGTTCTTGCGATATTACAAACAATATCAATTGCAAAAACACATTCTGATTCGAGGATAAAAGTCGAGTCATCGTTTTCAAATAATGAGGCTATTCCCTTGTTATCATATTTATGGATTATTAGAGACTACTTGATGAATGGATTTTATGTCAACAGGGAAAAAGTCTTAAAGAAAAATCAAAGAGGAAAAGTTGATTGGAAAAGGACTCTAAATGGTCAACCGATTATATCAAAAGGCAATGTTGTATATAGCGACATTGTGGTATCAGTCAAAAATGAGCTTGATAACATTATTGTTGAAATTCATAAATATTGTGTTAAGAAAAGCCTAGATATCTTAGGATGGTTATTTGGAATCAACAGTTCTAATTTTATTGAAACTAAACCATTCTATAAAGAATTAAAGAATCTCTATATCGACACTTTAAGAAAAGAATTGAGTCAAACTTTTGATGATGAAAAGAAACTAAGATTATCGAATATGCTTTCCATCATTGAAGGTTTAAGCTATGACCAAAATGGTAATGAACTAGTATATGGTGTTGATTCCTATGCTTATATTTTTGAAAGGATGATTAATTCAATCTTTGGAAATAGAGATGCAACTAAATTTAATCCTAGTGCGAATTGGTTTATGAAATCAAATGATTATAAGACCCCATTTCCTAGTAGCGATTTAAGACCCGATACTATTTTGATAAAAGACAATATTGCTTATGTCCTTGATTCAAAATTTTATCGTTTTGGTTATACGGCTAATACTAAAGACTTGCCCGAAACAACATCTATTCAAAAGCAAATTACTTATGGTGATTTCATCAAAAACAATAAAATGGGAGATGAGATACAAAAGATTAGAAATGCTTTTATTCTTCCCTATAATAAATCGAATAATAAACTTGGTCTTAATGGAGTTATTGAGTATATTGGTTACTCTAAGACTGATTACAGAAAAGGTGCCGAAGATCACGAGATTATTCACGCATTCCTTATTGATTTAAAATATGTCATCGAAACATGGAATAAACGAAATCATGGAGATGATGTTGCAAGTCTTGTAAAGCAAATTGAAGACATTCAAAAAACTAAGTTAAAAGAAGAAAAGGACATTGATTTTGCAAGTAAAGTTATAAAGTTAAATGAAGGACAAACGTTTACAGGAGATGTTCTCAGTTCATTTTATGCATCTATTAACAATCCAAAATTAAGGCAAACATTAACTAATAAAGAAATACTATATGTTGATGGCTACTTTGTTATTAATGATGTTAAATATATAGATGATGATGGTGGGAAAAAGCATCTAAGTGAATATGCAATGGCGCATAGAGAAGAGTGTTGTCTTGCGTTTAATTCTATAGAAGATGATAATGAAAATTTACCATATGATTCTTGTAAAACTTGTGAAAAAAGAAAAAGAGCTGCTCCACAAAAAATCAAAACTGATGATGAACACAATGAAAGAATATTCTTAAGAGCTCAGGATGCAGATGTTGAAAGAGTACTTGAAGACAATAAAGATGCTATTGATTTAAAGAATATATTATCAGGTTCTTTTGGATATAACCTTAAGGCTCTTATGGAGTATGATACCGAAGAACCTCTTACAATAAATGCTCTTGCTAAAATGTCTAAGGTAGATAATAAGAAAATTAGTTCATTGTTAGATGGATCAGTTATGCCATCATTAGTTGATTGTATGAGATTTTGTGCAGCATTTGAATTGCATCCAATAGTTGCTCATCAATTATTGTCTAGTGCGAGTTTTGATTTAAATACATCAAATGAACAACATCAGTTTTATAATTTTCTTATAAACTATTGTTACGGAGAGGATTTACGCTCTTGGCAACTGAAAATTACTGCTACAAATCACCAAGAATGGCAAATTTAAAAAAGTTATTTGGAAAAATTCCCAAATTTCATAACTGAATAGTCGATAGAAATATGGCCTTATGCCTTATTAGATTTATATCTAGTAGGTATAAGGTCTTTTTTTATGCTTTTTTTAAAGAAAACAGCTATTTTTGCATCATTTTTAGTTTGGGAAAACTCCCAATGTTGGAAATAACGCTTTTGTTATAATGGGCTCGTACTTAGGTGCTGTAACGCCTAGTCGGAGATATGAAGGACTTACAGGTCAACGCTACTTCATGCCTCAAACAATTTAATATCGCAGTCTAGTAATTTTAGCGGACGAACGCACTGCAAAACGAAATGGAAAAAATCTATTTTAGACATCCATATCTTTTGCTATGCCTTTTTGTGTCGCTCTTGATACTTGTTCCATTTCGTCACTTGGATGTCGGAAGGAACACATATGTCAAAAAACGACAATCAAAAACTTCAAGCTGAAGAAGAACAAAACAGCACGCTTTTTAATCCTGATGTGGATTATGAGCAACCATCCGATGATAGACCTTATGTTTATTTAGTTGGCAAGACAAAGCTTTATGTTAATGAAGAACAGTTTAAGTTCTTACGTGAGGATTATTGGGAAGAAAAGACTGAAAATTGGTTGAAGAGCAGATGTCTAATCCCTGCAGAACGTGGCGAACTAAAAATCTGTCGTGGTAAGTGTGAAGAATGTCCAATGTTTAGAAACGGATGGAATAAACCTACATATGGTGGTTTTGAAGAAATGGATGAAGAAGAATATTTAGCATTAAATCCTCAACAATCCATACTTGATAAGCTTATCGAAGAAGAGCGAATTCAAGCAATGTATGATGCTATTGATAATTTAGAAGATCCAATCGACCGCTATATCATGCGTCAATATCTATTAAATGAAAAGGACGCAGAAGTTGCATCAAAAATTGGTAAATCACGTCAAACAGTCATTACTAGAAGAAACAAATGCATTGAGTATTTGAAAGAAAGTTTAAAAAATTACTAAAATCACTTTACACCTGCCTTCTTAATAACTCTCTCCTTATGAAGATGCAACAAACAGTTAGCTCTTCAAGAAAGGACATGGGTTATGGAAGCAACTAAAAACAAACCAAAAGGCGATGTTGAAAGAGAACTAATTACTGCAGATGACATTATTACGACTCTACTTGTTATTGGCTCTCTTTCCAAATGCCTAGCTCGAAAACTTATCGTTGAGCAAGAAAAACTGAAGAAGGAGGAAATCAAACGTGGCTTTAAGATTTAATAATTTAGATGATGCAATCGATACTGCTATCAATGCACTTGAGTGGATTCGTGAAAACGCAACTATTCCTGAACGAGATGATTGGGAAGAATTCAAAAAAGAAGAACTCGCACGTGATGCGGCTCTAGAAGAAAAAGAAAAGGTAATAACAATTGAAGATGTTAGACCTGTGCTTGCTGATATCTCAAGAAATGGTCATACAGCAGATGTTAAAGAATTGCTTAAAAAGTATGGTGCGAATAAGCTATCCGAAGTTAAATCCGAAGACTTAACGGCTTTGCTAAAAGATGCGGAGGTATTTAAATAATGCCTTCAAATCACGCACTTTTAGGACCAAGTTCAAGTAAAAGGTGGCTTAGCTGTACACCTTCTGCAAGACTTACTGAAAACTATGAAGACAAAGAATCGGTTTTTGCTAAAGAAGGCACTTTAGCTCATAGCTTTGCCGAATATAAGCTTAATAAGGCGATAGGCAAAACAATTACTGAGCCTGAAAAAAACGAGTTCTACTCGACTGAGATTGAAGAATGCACTAATGCTTATGTTTCTTACATAATGGAGCTATATGAACAAGCAAAAAAGAAATGTAAAGATCCGATTTTACTTGTTGAGCAAGAAGTATCTTTAACTGAATATGTTGAAGGATGCTTTGGAACGTGCGACTGCTTAATTGCCAGTAATGATACTCTTTACATAATCGATTACAAGCACGGAAGAGGAATTCCTGTAAATGCAGAAAACAACACACAAATGATGATGTATGCATTAGGAGCTTTATTAATATTCGATTCGCTTTACGATATCAAGAAAATTCATATGACCATTTTTCAACCAAGACTTTCAAATATTTCAACATTTGAAATGGAAAAGGAAGAACTACTTGATTGGGCAGAAAATGTTTTGAAACCTAGAGCTTTAATGGCTTATAAAGGTGAAGGAGAGTATCGTTGCGGTGAGTGGTGTACTTTTTGCAAAGCTCGCAGTACTTGTAGAGAAAGGACTAAAAGCAATATGGCACTTGCCAAAGAGGAATTTAAAGAACCACCTCTATTAACTGATGAAGAAATTGAAGATGTTTTATCTAAAATTGATGGACTTTTATCTTGGGCTAATGATGTGAAGGATTATGCATTTCAAGAGGCACTTAATGGCAAGAAATGGACAAATTACAAATTAGTTGAAGGAAGGTCTAATCGCAAATATTCTAATGAAACCGAAGTTGCAAATATTTTGATTGCCGCAGGATATGATCCATATGAAAAGAAACTTGTAACAATTACTGAACTGCAAAAGAGGTTAGGAAAACAAAAGTTTGAAGAGTTAGTTGGCAAATTCATCGTAAAGCCTGAAGGCAAGCCAACACTTGTAGAACGATCAGATAAGCGTGCAGAAATAGAAATTACATCTGCACAAGATGATTTTAAAAATATAGACAACATGGAGGATTAATAAAATGTCAAATAAAATACAAAATCAAAGTAAAGTAATCACAGGACCAAATACGGTATTTAGTTATTTAAATTGTTGGGAGCCTAAAGCATTGACAGAGAATGCTACTCCTAAATATTCAGTATCCCTTATTATCAAAAAAAGTGATATTAAAACTATTGATAAGATTAAAAAAGCAATTGAGTACGCATATAAAGAAGGCGAATCCAAGCTTAAAGGAAATGGTAAGTCAGTACCTACACTTTCAGTACTTAAGACACCTCTTCGTGATGGTGACACAGAAAGGCCTGATGATGAGGCTTATAAAGGTTCTTATTTTGTTAATGCAAATTCAACTCAAGCACCAGGTATAGTAGATGCAAATTGTAATCCAATTTTAGAAAGAAGTGAAATGTATTCAGGAGTTATTGGTAGAGCTAGTATTACCTTTTATGCATTTAACTCTAATGGGAACAAAGGAATCGCATGTTCACTTAATAACCTTCAAAAATTGGCGGATGGTGAGCCTTTAGGTAGTAAGGCATCAGCCGAGAGTGATTTCGGTACAAGTGATGATGAAGACTTCCTTGATTAATAAACTCTTTATCGATATCGAAACATTTTCAAGTATAGATTTAAGCAAATGCGGTGTTTACAAATATGCAGAGTCGAGTGATTTTGAAATATTGCTCTTTGGATATTCAGTAGATGGCGCAGATGTTAAGGTTGTAGATTTAGCGGGTGGAGAGCTTATTCCACCTGCTATTCTTGATGCTATAACAAATGACTCAGTTACCAAATATAGTTTTAATGCAATGTTTGAAAGAGTATGTTTATCAAGATATTTAAATCTACCTAATGGGACTTATCTTAATCCTAATTCTTGGAGATGCCATATGGTGTGGAGTGCCTATTTAGGTTTACCACTATCACTAAAAGATGTCGGTAAAGTGCTTAAACTAAAAAATCAAAAAATGGATGAAGGTAAAGAACTTATAAGATTCTTTTGTACACCCTGCAGTCCGACTAAAAGTAATAGTGGTAGAACCAGAAATCTGCCTTGCCATGCTCCTTCAAAATGGAGTGTATTTAAAACATATAACAAGCGAGATGTTGAGGTTGAAATAGAAATCCATAACAGACTTATTAAATATCCTGTTCCTGATTTTGTATGGGATGAATATCACCTAGATCAAGTAATAAATGATCGAGGAATCAACCTTGATATGACACTTGTAAATAATGCCATTTCCATTGATGAAGAAATAAGAAAAAAGCTTCTTGGTGTTATGCAAAGCTTAACTGAACTTGATAATCCAAACTCAGTAGTACAACTTAAAACCTGGTTTTTAAAATTTGGTATCGATGTTGATGACTTAGGAAAGAAGAATGTAGCAAAGCTTAAGGAAAGTGTAAAAAGTGGTGAAATCGTAGAGGTTTTATCATTAAGACAACAACTATCAAAATCATCGGTTAAAAAGTATCTCGCTATGAAAAATGCAAGATGTAATGATAATCGTGCTCATGGAATGTTTCAATTTTACGGAGCAAATAGGAGTGGAAGATTTAGTGGAAGGCTTATACAGTTGCAGAACCTTCCTCAAAACCATTTACCTGATCTTGATAAGGCAAGAGAACTTGTAAAGCAAAGAAACATAGATGCATTAAAAATGCTTTATGAAGATATCCCGTCAACATTATCAGAACTTATAAGAACAGCTTTTACACCAAAACAAGGATACAAATTTATAGTATCTGACTTTTCTGCTATTGAAGCTAGAGTTATTGCTTGGTTTTCTAAAGAGCAGTGGCGAATTGATGCCTTTAAAAATGGAGCGGATATCTACTGCCAAAGTGCTAGTGCTATGTTTGGTGTTCAGGTTGTTAAGTATGGAATAAATGGACACTTAAGGCAAAAGGGCAAAGTGGCAGAACTGGCCTGTGGATACGGCGGAGGTGTTGGTGCATTAACCGCTATGGGTGCTTTAGATATGGGCATTAAAGAAAGCGAACTTCAGTCAATTGTTACTGCTTGGCGAAAAGCATCACCACATATCGTTGAGTTTTGGTGGGCGGTAGATAGAGCTAGCAAAAAGGCAATTGAACAAAAGACTGTTACCACTACGCATGGACTTATTTTTGAATACAAGAGCGGAATGCTTTTTATTACATTGCCAAGTGGTAGAAAGTTAGCTTATGTAAAGCCAAGAATCGAAACGAACAAATATGGTAGCGAAAGTATTACTTATGAAGGAATTGGTGCTACTAAAAAATGGGAGCGTATTGAAACGTATGGACCAAAGCTTGTTGAAAACATCGTTCAAGCGACAGCAAGGGATATCTTATGTTATGCAATGAAAACCTTAAAAGATTATCGCATCGTTGCACACGTGCATGATGAATTAATTATTGAAGCACCAGTGGATGAAACCGTAGAGCACATATCTAGTTTGATGTCGAAAAGTCCTGAATGGTGTCAAGATTTGATACTTAACGCAGATGGTTATGAATGCAATTTTTATAAAAAGGACTAGGAGGAAAACTAATGTTTAATATTTATAACTCAAATGTTGTGGGTGTAGCAGCTAATTGCTTATATCCAAATAAAATTGAAATTAAAGATAAAGAATCACTTAAAAAGGCTGTTTCAAAAGATTATGTTTGTGTTGCTTATAAAAACAATTATCGCAATAATGATAACTTTTTATATTCTGATTGCTTGCCTTTTGATTGTGATAATGATCATTCAGATGAGTCTAATGATTGGATTACGCCTAGTGATGTTATTGCAGCATTTCCTGGTGTTGAAATAGGTATCCATTATAGTAGAAATCATATGAAGGACAAAGGTGGAAAAACGGCAAGACCTAAGTTTCATTGTTTATTTCCTATTAGGCAAATAACCGATGCGGTTGAATACGCAAATTTAAAGAAAAGAGTATCTGCTTTATTTCCTTACTTTGATAAGAACGCTATGGATTCTGCTAGGTTTTTCTTTGGAACTGAAGATGCAAATGTAATGTATGTAAAAGGTGATATTAACCTTACTGACTTTCTAGATGAAGAGGAAGAAGAGTTTGATAAAGATATAAAATCAATAAAACAAGGTTCGAGAAATAATACTATGTCTCGTTTTGCATCAAGAATTCTTAAACGATATGGTGATACAGAAGATGCGTATTCTGCTTTTCTAGATGAGGCTAGTAAATGCGTTCCTCCACTTGAAGATAGTGAGCTTAAGCTTATATGGTCTAGTGCAAAAAAATTCTATAGAAAGATATCTTCAAATCCTAATTATATTCAACCATCAAAATACAATGACTCAAATTCTTATAAACCATCGGATTATACCGATGTAGGACAAGCAGTTATACTTACTAATTATTTTTCAAATGAATTAAGATACAGTCCTGCAACACATTTCTTATGGTTTAACAGTTGCTATTGGAAAGAATCCGAAGAAGGTGGACAACGAGTAGCGCAAGAACTTACGAGACGTCAACTTGCCGAGGCAATAAGTGATATGTTAAAAGCAAAAGAAGAGTTTGAAAAGTTAGGTACTCAAATTGATGTCGCACTTAAAGCAGGTAAAAAACTCGAAGAGCAATTATCTCAAGAGCAACTTGCTGCACTAAAAAAATATAGGGATGCTTTGACGTATTATCAATTTGTATTGAAGCGTAGAGACTCAAAGTATATTACTGCTGTTCTTAAAGAAGTTAAACCAATGATTGAAATAGATCCTAAAGAACTTAACGGCAATGAATTTTTACTTAATACACCTAGTGGCACATTGGATTTAAGAAAGGGTGTATCTAGTTTAAGAGAACATGATCCACACGATTACATAACAAAATGTACCACAGTCTCACCAAGTGATAAGGGTAAGGATTTATGGATTGATTGCTTAAATAAAATATTTGCAAAAGATATCGAACTTATTGATTATGTTCAACAAATTTGTGGCCTTGCAGTTATTGGAAAAGTATATGTTGAAGCTTTAATAGTTGCATATGGCGATGGTGGTAATGGTAAATCAACGTTTTGGAATTCTATATTCAGGGTTCTTGGAAATTATAGTGGAAAAATATCTGCTGATACTTTAACAGTTGGATGCAAACGTAACATTAAACCTGAAATGGCAGAAATAAATGGTCGCAGATTACTTATTGCTAGTGAATCACAAGAGGGTGCGAGATTAAACGACTCAATTGTTAAGCAACTATGTTCCACAGATGAGGTTAATGCCGAAAAGAAATATAAAGATCCATTCTATTTTACCCCATGCCATACGCTTGTTTTATACACTAACCATTTACCTAGAGTAAGTGGAAATGATGATGGGATTTGGCGAAGACTGATTGTAATTCCTTTTAATAACAAGCTAACAGGTAGTGGTGATATTAAAAATTATGCCGATTACTTATGCGAAAAAGCAGGTGAATACATTTTAAGTTGGGTAATCGAAGGTGCAAGAAAAGTAATTAATAATGGTTTTCATATAGAAACGCCAAAATGCGTGACTAATGCAATAGGCACTTATCGTGAACAAAATGACTGGTTCCATCATTTCTTAGAGGATTGTTGTGAAGTAGGTGATAAATTCACTGAAAGTTCAAATGCTTTATACTCAAACTACAAACGCTATTGTACCGATATGAGCGAATACACAAGAAGTACTACTGACTTTTATAATGCTTTAGAGAAGAACGGATTTACAAGATTCGAGAAAAATCGTAAGAGATACTTCAAAGGCTTAAAAATTAAAGAAGATGCTTTTAACGATTTTGAGGACTTTTTGAACTAGAAATCACTAAATTACAAGGTCTAACAATGTCTCTATACTAACTTTTATATATGACCAAAAAATTTAGTATATAGAAAAGTTTTATATACGAGGTTGATAGACCTTGTAGTTAGGTTATCTTATGGAAGAAAAAACAATAGAAAAAAAGTTAATAAAAGCAGTAAAAGCTCGTGGTGGGCTTGCATTGAAACTTGTATCGCCTGGATTTGATGGAGTACCAGATAGAATTATATTACTTGCACTTGGCAAAATTGCATTTGTTGAGGTAAAAGCTCCAAATCAAAAGCCAAGAAAGCTACAACTTTTAAGGCATAGGCAGTTAAGGTCATTGGGCTTTAAAGTTTATGTTTTAGATAACGAAAAAGACATAGGAGGAATCATTGATGAAATACAATCCACATAATTATCAAATTTATGCAACTGAGTTTATAGAAAACCACAACGAATCTGCAATTTTGCTTTCAATGGGGTTAGGCAAGACGATAATAACATTGACTGCCATTAATGATTTATTATTTGATTCCTTTGATGTAAACAAGGTTTTAATAATCGCACCTTTAAGGGTTGCAAAAACGACATGGAAAGATGAAATAGAAAAGTGGGAGCATTTAAAACTACTTAAATATTCAATTGTTGTTGGAACTGAATCTGAAAGAATTTCTGCACTCAAAATAAAAGCAGATATTTACATAATTAATCGTGAAAATGTTCAGTGGTTAGTTGAAGAAAGTGGATGCGATTTTAAATTCGATATGATTGTAGTTGATGAACTTTCATCTTTTAAAAATGGTAAATCAAAAAGGTTTCAATGCCTTATGAAGGTTAGACCATTGGCTAAAAGAATTGTTGGACTTACAGGGACTCCTGCATCAAATGGACTTATGGATCTTTGGAGTGAATATAAGCTACTTGATTATGGAAAAAGACTAGGAAGGTTTATAACTCATTATAGAAATAACTACTTTGCACCTGATAGGCGAAATGGAACAATTATCTATTCGTATAAGCCATTACCTTTTGCAGAAGAAACCATCTACGATAAAATTTCTGACATTACTATTTCGATGACGTCAAATGATTACTTGCAAATGCCTGATTTAATTAAAAATGAAGTAAAGGTTGAAATGTCTGAAGAAGAATTAACCAAATATAAAGCTTTACAAAACGATTTAGTATTGAGTTTAGGTGACGACGATATAAGTGCAAGTAGTGCAGGAGTTTTGTCAAATAAATTATCTCAAATGGCGAATGGTGCAATTTACACAGAAGATCATATTTCACTTAATATACATAATCGCAAACTTGATGCTTTAGAAGATCTAATAGAACAAGCATACGGAAAGCCAGTTCTTGTTGCTTATTGGTTTAAACATGATTTAGAGCGAATTAGCAAAAGACTGAAAGAATTAAATATTCCATTTGAAGAAATTAAAACCGAATCCGCAATCAGAAAATGGAATGAAGGTAAAGTTCAAGTCGGCTTGATTCATCCCGCATCTGCAGGACATGGACTTAATCTTCAAAGTGGTGGTTCAACGCTTATTTGGTTTGGTCTTACTTGGAGTTTGGAACTTTACGAGCAAACAAATGCAAGACTTTATAGGCAAGGTCAAAAAGCAAGCACTGTTGTTATAGAGCATATTATCACTAAAGGAACAATTGATGAAGAAATCCTTAAAGCATTAGAAAGAAAAGACTGCGTTCAAGGTGCATTAATAAATGCAGTAAAAGTTAGTTTGAAAGTGAGGTAAGCAAAAATGGATAGAATTGAGTTTTTAAGTGGTTATCATAATCTTGAAATTAAAATTCAAAAGAAAAGAGAATACATTGCTTTTTGTGAAGAAAGAAGCTTAGCTATTCCAGGTCCTTCCTATGGTGAAAAAATAGGTTCTAATCCTAATCAAAATACCGATGCACCTTTCGTTAAATGGATTTACAAAAAAATTGAAGCCGAAACAGAACTGAAAGAACTTGAAGTGAAAGCTGCAAAAACAAAACTAGAAATTGAAGAATCCATAGCAAATTTAAAAAATGATGACTTTGAAAGAATACTAACATATCGATACATAGATTGGCTCACATGGGATGAAATTGGTTCACGTATGTATTTGTCAAGATCAACAATAAAAAGATGGCATAAAGATGCATTAGAGTCAATAAATTGAATATTTTATTGTATAATATAATAACCGGTGATGATTGAAAATTTACGAATCTGTTTCAATTTAAAATACAGAAATTATTTCATTGTTCTAGTTGTTTTTAATGGCTAGAGTAGAAAAGTCACCGAGAAAGATAAGAAAGGAGCAACACATATGGAAATTTTAAGAAACATATTACTTAAGATTACAGATGTTATAGGTTGCTCCGTAGCTAGTTGATTAATTGGCAAGCTATGTGAGCACCTATGGCAGAAATGACATAAGTAATCACCTTATCGGAGGACTTCGGTCCTCTTTTATTTTAAAATGTTGAACCGCTATGAACCGATGTGAACCGTTGAGAACATAAGGAAGTGTGGTATAATTATAATAGGCGAAAGCCGTAGAGAATAATGGTCCATTTGGAGCAATCCTGTGGACTTTTTTATTGCAGTAAAAGGAGGTAGTGGTTATGCCAAATAAACCAAAGAAACCATGTGCCTATCCAGGTTGTCCGAATCTTACGCATGAGACTTATTGTGAGGAGCATCAAGCATTAAGGCATAAGCAATACGACAAATTCACCCGAGCTCCCAATCACGATAAGAAGTATGGGAACAATTGGCGAAGGATCCGTGCCTTGTATGTTAAGCAACATCCACTATGTGAGCGTTGTTTGAAAGAAGGAAGAATAACACCTGTTGAAGAGGTCCATCATATCGTACCTCTTTCTCGTGGCGGAACGAACCAGTTCTCGAATCTGATGTCCCTATGCCAGAGCTGCCATACGAAAACGCACTATGAGCTCAGCGATAGGAAATAGGGGTAGGGGGATTCGAATCTCTACGACTAAAAAGTTCAAAACCGAGCGTGGGGTTTCGTGTGCAAAAATTCGAGTTCAAACGGGGTAATAGGCAAAGTCAAAAAAAGAAGGAGGTAACCTATGGCAAAAGATGGAACAATGCGTGGTGGTGCTAGACCAAATACAGGTCCGAAGAAAAAAGCATTAGCGGATAAAATTATTGAGGGAAAAGCGAATGTAGAAAATAGTGCCGTTGTGTTACCTGAACCTGTCGAAATTGAAGGTGTCGATATGCCACCGATAAAAGAGTTCCTAAAAGCAAAACAAAAGAATGGTAAAGACATGTGTGCTGAGGAAGTCTATAAAAGCACGTATCTTTGGCTCAAGAAACGAAGATGTGAAAAACTAGTATCCACACAACTTTTAGAACAATATGCAATGAGTGTTTCTCGTTGGGTACAATGTGAAGAAGCAATTAGTGAATTCGGATTTCTAGCAAAGCATCCTACAACAGGCAATGCGATGCAAAGTCCTTATGTGGCAATGAGCCAAAATTATATGAAACAAGTAAATCAAATATGGTTTCAAATTTATCAAGTTGTTAAGGATAACTGTTCTACTGATATCAGTGGAGCAAATCCTCAAGATGATTTGATGGAAAGATTATTACAAACTAGAAGAAGATAGGTCACCTAAAGGCGGCCTTTTTTTATTGGAGGTCGCAATGTTAAAAGTAATTGAATTATTTGCAGGTATTGGTGCTCAACGAAAGGCACTGCAAAAAGCGAAAATAGAACATGAAGTGATTGCTATATCGGAAATCGATAAGTATGCTATTCAATCTTACAATGCAATTCATGGCGAAACACTTAATCTTGGTGATATTACCAAAATAGAGAAAATGCCAAAAGCTGATCTATGGACTTACTCGTTTCCTTGCACTGATATTTCGTTAGCAGGTAGGATGAGTGGATTTGAAAAACACAGTGGGACTCACTCATCACTTTTATGGGAGGTTCAAAGATTACTATCCATATCAATTGATGATGAGACACTGCCTAAATATTTATTGATGGAGAATGTTAAAAATCTTATAAGCAAAAAGTTTAAGCCTTTGTTTGATGAGTGGTGTAAATATCTTGAAAGTTTAGGATATAAGAATTTTTATAAAGTATTAAACGCTAAAGACTATGGTGTCCCACAAAATAGAGAACGTGTATTTATGATTTCAATTAGAGATGATAACACATTGTATCAGTTTCCGAATGAGATTAATTTAGATACAAAATTAGGTGACTATTTAGAAAATGATGTTGATGAAAAATATTATCTTTCAACTAAGTTGATTAGTTGCTTTACCGATATGAGGAATCGCAATGGAATTCTTAGAGGACTTCAATTTCAACCAAAGTTAATATTTAAAGATGAAATTGCTAGAACAATTACTACAAGAGCAGGCACAAGACCTTGTGACAACTTTATAGTTGAACCTGTTATTTCATTAGATGGAAAAGTGATAGTTCCCCAAGCCACCAAAGATGGATATGCGATAGCCAATGTAGGCGATGGAATTTATACAAATAGATGCACATTCAAGCGAGGAGTAGTTCAAAAGGATAAAATCCCAACATTAAAAACAAGCGTAAATGATATCGCAGTTGTAGTAACTAAAGATTCAGAAAACTACATCCAATGGAAACAAAAAGGATGGTTTGATATCGAATGTAGAGCGTACAAAGAAGACAAAATATCTGGTGCATTAAATACACGTGGACACATTAAAGTTCTTACTAATGATGTAGCAATAAGAAGGCTAACACCGCTTGAGTGCTTTAGGCTAATGGGATTCGATGATGAAGATTATCAAAAGATAAAAGAGCTTAAGATTTCTGATACTCAAGCTTATAAAATGGCAGGAAACTCAATTGTGGTTAACTGCCTTACTGAAATATTTAAAAAACTAAAGGAGGTAATGTAATATGTTTGAAAAAGTAAATCCATGTCATCCTGATAAGGTAGCAGATAGAATTGCAGGTGCAATAGTTGATCTCGCATATAAACAAGACGACAATCCAAGAATTGCAGTTGAGGTACTAATAGGACATAGTAAGTGCCACATTATAGCTGAGTCTTCTGTGTATATTGATAAAAATGATATTAAGCTAGCGGTTAAAAGAATTGCAGGCAATGTAGATGTTGACTATGTGGAAGTTCCTCAGGATAAACATTTAGCTAACAATCAAGAAGGACAAATTAGATGTGGTGATAACGGAATTTTTAAAGGTGTCCCATTAACAAAAGAACAAAAGGAACTATCAAATATAGCTCATAGCATTTACGCCGCTTACCCTTGTGATGGCAAATACATCTTGAATGGAGATAGGTTGATCATTTGTCAAAGTAATGCATCAACTGATGAGCTCACAAGAAAGTATCCTTGTGCTGAAATCAATCCCATTGGTGATTGGACAGGAGGAACCAATGTTGATACAGGTGCAACAAACAGGAAGCTTGGTAGCGACATGGCTGATTCAGTCACAGGTGGTGGCCTTCACGGAAAAGACCTATCGAAGGCCGATGTCAGTGTAAATATTTATGCATTTCTTAAAGCTCAAGAAACAGGAACGGCAGTTGAACTTTGTTGTGCCATTGGCGATGAGTATATCGACAACAAGCCTTATGCAGAAATCGTGGAAATTGCAAGAGAGTTTATATTTGACTTAGGTGGATTTGAAAAATTTGCTGAGTGGGGCTTGGTCTAATGGGAGTGCTCTAGTATGAATGCACTAAGGATAGATGTAGGAGTACATACGATTTTGCACGTGAATTTAACTGGGGTTGACTTTACCGACATCAAAGAAATTGTTTTTACAATCAAAAATCCTTCACCTAGAAACTCAAAGCCAATCATTGAGAAAACTTTTACTGAGTCAGGCTTTTATGAAGTGATCATCACACCATCTGAAAGCTTAAAACTTGTGGAAGGTGCTGAGTATGATTTTAATCAAGTGCTTAAAGATGAAACAAGGTACAAGATTAGTGATACAGGAAGGATAATCCTTAGAAAAAGTGTAGGTGACTTTTATGGCTGATAATATAAACGTTTCCAATGTCTCAAAGCAAAGAATAGATATCTCAATTCCTCCTAAGAAAATAGATCCAACTGGCGAAGGATGTACACCAACAATAGAGATTACTCATCTTTGGCATCTTGGAAAAATGAAGGAATTTGAAATTGCTCTTGATACGAAGGTTCCAAAGGCACTATCTATTCTTCCGCAAGTTAAAGAAGAAGATATTTCAACTGTAAATACAAGGGAAAATGCGAAGATTTATGTCCAAGTAGGAGATACACCATCGTATGCAACGCTTGAGCAATTAAAAGAACTTAATACAAAAACAGTGTTCGTGGATGAACTATCGGACACAAAAATCCACAAGTTAAGCAACGAAGATATTGTAATGCTTAGAAAGGAGTAATAAATTATGTCGCAAAAAAGAACACAATACGTAAAAACGACAAATGGTCTTGAAAAGCAGCTTATTGCATCATCCGCCGACATTGTAGAAATTAATACAATTGAGGGCTTAGATGCGAAAAACGTTCAAGATGCACTTGTAAAAATAAAAGACATCGCTGATAACGGTGGCGTTACTGGAGTAAAAGGTAATAGCGAAACTGATTATCGAAAAGGCAATGTAAATATTACGCCAACAAATATTGGACTTGGTAATGTTACAAATCATGCACAAGTAAAAAGAGCTGAAATGGGCGTTGCCAATGGTGTAGCTACATTAGGAGCAGATGGTAAAGTACCTTCAGGCCAATTGCCTTCTTATGTCGATGATGTTTTGGAATATGACAAAAAGTCTGCATTCCCTGCGATTGGCGAGTCAGGCAAAATCTATGTGGCAAAGGATACCAACCTAACTTATAGATGGTCAGGAACAGCTTATGTTGAAATTAGTTCTTCGCTTGCCCTTGGCGAGACATCGTCAACCGCCTATGCAGGTGATAAAGGTAAGGTACTAGCTGTAAGAGTCACAGCTGTAGAAGGAAAGGCGAGCACCAATGAGTCTAATATCTCAAGCATAGGAACAAGAGTCACTAATCTTGAGAATGGAACTAAGGGAGCTGGCAAAGCAACCAAACTTGCAACGGCAAGGAAAATCTCAATCTCAGGTGATGCAACAGGAAGTACGGATTTTGATGGAAGTGCAGATAAAACAATTTCTTTGACACTTGCTAATTCTGGAGTCACTGCTGGTACTTATTCTGCGGTAGCGGTAGATGCGAAAGGTCGTGTAACTGCAGGTAATCAAATTATTGAATGGGGAGCAAAGGGACAAACTGAACCAAGTGCTAATTTAGCAGTAGGTGGCTTGTTCTTCATGCTTAATGAATAGGTGATTTTATGTCTTGCTATACACCGAAAAGGAAAACCGATAAGGGTATCGAGGACGTAAAGCTTCCGATCAATTCTATAAAGGGCCTCGAGGATAGGCTTGCGACAATCGGAGGAAGGAAACTGGCAATGCCTATCATAAGGCTCGCCAATGTCCTGGACAGTAACAACACGATGATCATCGGCCCGAGCAACCCGCTGAAGTTCTGCGTCGAAATCATCGATGGCTCGTTGCAGGTTGGGGATTCCTTGCAGATCTGCGTAAAGCAACTTTTCACCTACAAGGAGAGGAACAAGCGAAAGTACCGATTGAGATGCCAGTGGAGCGTCAAGGTCACCGAGCAAGATATAGGCTCGAGATTCCTCTGCGTAAACGTCATCGAATCGCTAAACGGAATATCGCAGAGATTGTACAAGACGAATGACTGGGGGAATTCGACCCTATCGCCGCTATACATCCGAATAAGAAGGCCGATTTTCGCTGGAACAACCGAAATAGATGCCTATTTTTCGAATATAGTGACTGTCTGGAAGAAATATTCCTTGGAAACAGGAAAAATACTGATCAAATAATGAAATTACCGAGTGACGGAATCAACTCTGTAGGGGAAACCCCGCAGTGATAGTACAGCTCGCCAACAGGCGTGTCGGAATAAACTCTTGGTAATTTTTGTTTTTCATGAGGAGGTAAAAATGAAAACTACTACAGAAATGATACTTATTGATATAGATAAGTTAATTCCATACATAAATAATGCGAGAACTCATAGCGAAGAACAAATCCTAAAACTTAGATCAAGTCTTCGTGAATTCGGTTTTATTAATCCTGTGATTATTGATAAAAATTATAATATCATTGCAGGACATGGGCGAGTTCAAGCAGCAAAAGCTGAAGGAATAAAAGAAATTCCTTGTGTGCTTGTTGACTATCTGACTGAAGCACAAAAGAAAGCATACATCATTGCAGATAACCGAATGGCACTTGATGCTGGCTGGGATGAAGAAATATTAAAGGTAGAATTGGAGGCTCTCGAAGGGGAATCTTTTGATTTGTCCCTTACAGGATTTGATGAGGATGAACTCGCAGACTTGTTCAAGGAAGACAAAACGGATATTGAAGATGACGATTATGATTTGTCCGCCGCTTTGGAAAAAGCATCATTCGTTGAAAAGGGCGATAGATGGATAGTTGGAAGGCACGTTCTTTATTGTGGGGACGCTACAAATAAGGAAGATGTGGATAAACTCATGGAAGATAAGAAGGCAAATTTGTTGCTTACAGATCCTCCTTATGGTGTGTCTTTTAAATCTTCAAGTGGGCTAACCATCAAAAACGATTCGATCAAAAATGAAGAATTCTATCAGTTCTTACTTGATGCTTTTAATAACATGGTTGCTCATTGCGAAAGTGGTGCAGCAGGATATGTCTTCCATGCAGATACTGAAGGACTTAATTTTAGGAAGGCATTTATTGATGCAGGTTTCCATTTAGCAGGATGTTGTATATGGGTAAAAGATTCACTTGTATTAGGTAGATCTGATTATCAGTGGCAGCATGAACCTGTTCTTTATGGCTTTTTGCAAAACGGCAAGCATAGATGGTTTTCTGATAGAAAGCAGACTACTATTTGGAATTTCAAGAAGCCGAAAAGAAATGAAAATCACCCAACAAGTAAGCCTTTGGATTTGCTTTCTTACCCTTTGCAAAATAGCTCTCAGGAAAACGCAATTGTAATTGATACCTTTGGTGGTTCTGGATCAACTCTAATGGCTTGTGAACTTACTAACCGTATTTGCTACACGATGGAACTAGATGAGAAATATGCATCGGTAATTCTAAGACGATATGTTGAAAACACTGGCGATGTGGATGGTGTCTATTGCATCAGAAACGGCGAAGAAATTCACTATCTTGACATAGTCAAGGAAGTCGAGAAAAAAATCGATAATTCAGGCGCTAATGACTTGATATAAATCCTCTTTAGAGCGATAGATATACTACCTTTGAAGGAGGTCAGATCATGAACGAAAATATTAAAAAGCTAAGAGAACAATTGAAAGAGATTTGTGAAAAAACAAACACAAGCTTTTCTGGTATGGACTATCTTGTTAAATACTACATCAAAGATTTGCACTGGTCCGAAGAGAAAGCAATCGAGTATGCCATCAGCTTATTCCACAACGGGACAATCAGAGAGATTAAGCTATTTAATTCCAATGGTGAAGAACTATGAGGGATTGCATCGTTGAAAGCTTAAAAAAGCAGTTTCCTGTCGGGAGCCGTGTTGAACTTATCAAGATGGATGATAAGCAGGCTCCTCCAATTGGAACGAGAGGAACGGTAAAAGGTGTTGATGATATTGGCTCGATTATGGTTTCTTGGGACAACGGCTCAAGCCTTAATGTGATTTATGGCGAGGATGAATGCAGAGTTCTCGATGTCGTGAAAACCATCTGTTACGGGAAGGAACAAATATGGGATAAAAAAGAAGATGCAATTGAATTTTTTGTTGATTGTATGCTTAATTCTGAAGGTTCAGAAAGAGAAAGATACTGCAACATTTTATCTTCATTAAAAGATAATTTGAAAGTATGCAAAGATATCTAAAAAGCTTAGCACTTTATATATCCAAGATATATAAAAATAGTTAAAAAAAGATACACAATTGACTTGATATAGTGTCCTTTTAGAGTGATATATATACACGACGAAGGGAAGGAAAAACCTTCAAGGAGGACACGAAGATGAAAGAAAAAAATGAAAAGCAAATTGAAGAAATGAAGAGACAGACAATCGGTGTTGAAATTGAAATGAACAACATCACAAGAAAAAAAGCAGCAATTTTGGTTGGAGAATATTTTGGTACAAGGGCATACGATGCAGCAAGAGAATACGGTTATTTCAGTTGGGCTTGCAAAGACACGAAAGGAAGAACATGGAAATTCCAAAAGGATGTATCAATTGCAGGACCAGACGATGAAAAATGCGAAATGGTAACGCCAATCCTAACATACGATGACATTGAAGACTTGCAGGAAATTATAAGAATACTTAGAAAAGCGGGTGCGAAAAGTGATGCATCAAGGATGTGTGGAGTTCACATCCATATTGGAGCAAACGGACATACACCACAAACAATGAGAAACCTTACAAACATCATGGCAAGCCACGAAAACTTGCTTGCTGAGGCACTTGACCTTGATAGAGGAAGAATTGATAGATACTGCCGAACAGTTGACGGAAGGTTCTTAAAAGCAGTTAATAAGAAAAAGCCTAAAACAATGAGTGCATTTGCTGATGTTTGGTACGAAAGCCAAAACGAAGGCTATGGAAGAACACAGCATTATAATGGAAGCAGATACCACATGCTAAACTTTCATGCAACATTTACAAAAGGAACAATCGAATTTAGATTATTCCAATTTGATGCACCGAGTGATGGTAAAGCAAATGGGCTTCATGCAGGACAACTTAAGAGTTACATTCAACTTTGCTTGGCACTAAGCCAAATGGCAAAAGATGCAAAGGCAGCATCAAGCAAACCTCAACAACACGACAATCCAAAATACGCAATGAGAACATGGTTACTTAGACTTGGCTTTATCGGAGATGAATTTAAAACAGCTAGAGAATTCTTAACTAAAAGGTTGTCAGGAGATGCAAGCTTCAGAAGTGGGGTAAGACCTACTTCTATAGCCTAAGGAGGTAATTTATATGAAGAAGACTTACTATTTAGCTTATGGTTCAAACTTAAATGAAAGGCAAATGAAAAGAAGATGCCCTGATGCAACCAAGGTTGGAACATCATTCATTGATGGTTATATGCTCATGTTTAAAGGAAGTAAAACAGGTGCATACCTTACAATCGAAAAAGCTAAAGGGCATAAGGTTCCAGTTGGTGTGTGGCTTGTGAGTGGGCAAGACTTGGCATCACTTGACGTTTACGAGGGGTATCCTTCCTTTTATTATAGGGAATGGGTAAATGTTCCATTTGAAAATAAAAACGCAATACATGGCAAAATAAACGCCTTAGTCTACATCATGCATGAGGACAGGAAGCTTGCTTGCCCCACAAAATTCTATGTTGATACCTGCCTTGAAGGGTATGAAGACTTTGGATTTGACAAAAGATATCTATTGGAAGCACTAAAATTTAGCTTGGAGGTAAACGATGAAGACAAACGATAATTTTATGAAGACTTGTCCTAAATGTGGCAAGAACTACAAGGTACCATCTGCCATTTCAAGGGTAGATAATAAAACGCCGATTTGCCCAACGTGTGGTACGAGAGAGGCGCTTGAAGGCTTAGGTATTAACAATGACGAAATTGAAAAAATAATCGAAACAATACCAAAGTATGAATAAAAGTAAAGAGAAACAAAGTCGGCTTGATGGTCGGCTTTTTCTTATTGATAAGGAGGTGGAAATTTGCGAAAACTTAAAAAGTATGTTCCGACTAAGTTCAAAGCTAAAGACTCCACCTATGATAAAGCTGCTGCAGATTATGCGGTTAACTTTATTGAATGCTTGTGCCATACGAAAGGTACATGGGCAGGTGAGCCATTTGAACTTATAGATTGGCAGGAGCAGATAATCAGGGATTTGTTTGGAACATTGAAACCTAATGGATATAGGCAATTTAATACTGCTTACATCGAGATTCCAAAAAAACAAGGCAAATCGGAACTAGCAGCTGCAGTTGCTTTGCTCTTAACTTGTGGTGATGGTGAAGAAAGAGCTGAAGTTTATGGATGTGCAGCCGATAGGCAACAAGCATCAATCGTATTTGAGGTTGCAGCAGACATGATAAGAATGTGTCCTGCACTCAATAAAAGGTGCAAGATACTATCGGCAACAAAGCGAATTATTTATTTGCCGACGAATAGTTTTTATCAGGTCTTGTCCGCTGAGGCTTATTCCAAACATGGCTTTAACATACACGGGGTTGTATTTGACGAGCTGCATACTCAGCCAAACAGAAAGCTATTTGACGTTATGACGAAGGGGTCTGGCGACGCAAGAATGCAACCTTTATATTTCCTAATCACCACAGCAGGAACTGATACAAAATCTATTTGTTACGAAACTCACCAAAAAGCAAAAGACATTCTTGAAGGAAGAAAACATGATTCTACATTCTACCCAGTCATTTATGGAGCGGAAGTGGATGATGATTGGACGGATCCTAAAGTATGGAAAAAGGCGAATCCATCACTTGGGATAACGGTAGGAATAGACAAGGTAAAGGCAGCTTGTGAAAGTGCAAAACAAAACCCTGCAGAAGAAAATTCATTCAGACAGTTAAGGCTAAATCAATGGGTAAAGCAAGCAGTAAGATGGATGCCTATGGAAAAGTGGGACGATTGCAGGTTTGACTTTAATCCTGAGGATTTGAAAGGGAGAGTCTGCTATGGTGGACTTGACCTTTCTTCAACAACGGATATCACTGCATTCGTTTTAGTGTTTCCGCCAACTGAAGAGGATGAGCATTACTACATTCTGCCTTATTTCTGGATACCCGAAGAAAACATGGAAGCAAGGGTCAGTAAAGATCATGTTCCTTATGACTTGTGGGAAAGGCAAGGCTTCATTGAAACCACTGAGGGGAACGTAATCCACTACGGATACATTGAAACTTTTATAGATGAACTTGGGAAACAATACAACATAAAAGAAATTGCTTTTGATAGGTGGGGAGCAACAATGCTTGTACAAAATCTGGAAGGACTCGGTTTTACGGTTGTCCCCTTTGGTCAGGGATTTAAGGATATGAGCCCACCGACAAAGGAGCTTATGAATTTAGTCCTTGGCAAAACTTTAAGGCATAACGGACATCCAGTGCTTAGATGGATGATGGACAATGTGTGTGTTAGAACAGATCCAGCAGGAAATATAAAGATGGATAAGTCAAAATCCACAGAGAAGATTGATGGTAGCGTGGCAACTGTCATGGCACTTGATAGAGCAATAAGAAACAAAGGAGAGACTTCTGATTCGGTTTACGATTCAAGAGGTCTTTTAATTATTTAGGAGGTCAAAAATGGGACTTATAAACAAATTATTCAAATCACGAGATCACCCCAAGATAGATAACAGGACTGTTGGTAGTTCTTATTCGTTTTATATGGGTGGTTCTTCAGCTGGTAAGAATGTGAATGAAAGAAGTGCAATGCAAATGACTGCAGTTTATTCATGTGTAAGAATTCTTGCAGAAGCTGTTGCAGGATTGCCATTACATCTTTATCGATATAAGGAAGATGGCGGAAAAGAAAGAGCGATAGACAACAATCTTTATCACTTACTGCACGACGAACCAAACAAAGAAATGAGCTCATTCATCTTTAGAGAAACGCTTATGACTCATTTGCTTTTATGGGGGAATGCTTATGCCCAGATAATAAGAAATGGTAAGGGCGAGGTTGTAGCTTTATATCCTTTGATGCCAAATAAGATGCAAGTCGATAGAGACGAAAATGGTGAACTTTATTACATATACACAAGAAGCTCTGACGAAGCAAAGACTATGGAAGGAGTGACAGTGTATTTAACGCCAAGAGACGTCTTACATATTCCAGGACTTGGATTTGATGGGCTAGTAGGATATTCGCCAATAGCGATGGCCAAAAATGCAATAGGACTGGCAATTGCCACTGAAGAATATGGTGCAAAATTCTTTGCGAATGGTGCTGCGCCATCAGGTGTCTTGGAGCATCCAGGGACAATTAAGGATCCGTCAAGACTAAGAGAGAACTGGAACTCGACATTCGGTGGCTCTACTAATTCTGGCAAGGTCGCAGTGCTTGAAGAAGGAATGAAGTATACACCGATTTCCATCTCGCCAGAACAAGCCCAGTTCTTAGAAACACGAAAATTTCAAATTGACGAAATAGCTCGAATTTTCAGAGTTCCGCCTCATATGGTTGGTGACCTTGAGAAATCGAGCTTTTCTAATATTGAACAGCAATCACTCGAGTTCGTTAAGTATACCTTAGATCCGTGGGTTATTAGATGGGAACAGTCGTTATCTAGAGCATTACTTAATGAAGATGAAAAACGAAAGTATTTCTTCAAGTTTAATCTTGAAGGTTTGCTTAGGGGTGATTACGAATCTCGTATGAGTGGTTATGCAGTAGCAAGGCAAAATGGCTGGATGTCTGCAAATGATATACGAGAACTTGAAAACATGGATAAGATTCCTGCCGAAGATGGTGGTGACTTATACCTAATCAACGGCAATATGCTACCGCTCAACAAGGCGGGGGCTTATGCAAATATAGAAAAGGAGGATACAGCCGATGAGGAAATTTTGGAAATGGATAAATCAAGCCGAAGCGGAAGAAAGAGTCCTAGAACTTAATGGAACAATAGCGGAAGAATCATGGTTCGATGATGATATTACGCCACGAATGTTCAAAGACGAGCTTTATTCTGGAAGTGGTCCGATTACTGTTTGGATTAATAGTCCTGGTGGTGATTGTATTGCAGCTTCGCAGATTTATTCAATGCTAATGGATTATAAAGGCGAGGTTACAGTTAAAATCGACGGAATCGCCGCTAGTGCCGCAAGCGTGATAGCCATGGCAGGAACTAAGGTCGTCATTGCACCTACCGCGCTTATTATGATTCATAATCCATCAACTAGTGCCAATGGTGACCATAGGGACATGAGTAAAACGATTGAAGTACTTAACGAAGTAAAAGAATCAATTATCAATGCCTATGAAATTAAGACAGGACTTTCAAGAACAGTCCTAAGCCACATGATGGACGCAGTTACATGGATGAATGCAAACAAAGCTATTGAACTTGGATTTGCAGATGAAATACTCGAAGATGAAAAGAAAGCAAATTCGAGTAAAAGTTTTGAGTTTCAAGAACATCTGTTTGCAACAAAACTATTTAACAAAATTACAAATAAAGAAGTAGATGCAAAGCCTAAACAAAAAGGCAGAAACATTGATGAGCTTAAAGCAAAACTTAGTCAAATAAAAAATTTAATTTAATGGAGGATATAAAAATTATGACTATTACTGAATTACGTGAAAAACGTGCCAAAACTTGGAGTGCAATGGAAAACTTCCTTGACTCCCATAGAAATGATCAAGGTGTACTTAGCGAAGAAGATGATGCTATTTATGCCAAGATGGAAAAAGAATTTGAATCTTATACTAATGAAATTAAGCGTATGGAAAGAAAAGATGCAATCGAAGTAGAACTTAATAAGCCTGTATCGACTCCTTTGACTGCCAAACCTATGGTAGCTAAAGATGAAGAAGAAAATGTAGGTAGAAAATCTAAAGCATATAAAAAGTCTTTCTGGAATGCTATGAGAGCAAAGGCGGTAAGACCTGATGTAATGAATGCACTTCAAATTGGTTCTGATACTGAAGGCGGATATCTTGTTCCTGACGAATATGAAAAGATACTTGTTGAAAGCCTAGAAGAAGAAAATCTATTTAGAAAGATTGCAAAAGTAATCACTACATCTTCAGGAGATAGAAAAATTCCTGTTGTCGCAACGAAAGGTACTGCATCATGGGTAGACGAAGAAGGCACTATTAACGAAAGTGATGATGCATTTTCTCAAGTTTCAATTGGTGCATATAAACTTGGTACTTTAATCAAGGTGTCTGAAGAGCTTTTGAATGATTCTGTATTTAACCTTGAGTCTTATATTTCTAAGGAATTTGCAAGACGAATCGGCAATAAAGAGGAAGATGCATTCTTCAATGGCGATGGTGTTGGGAAACCAATCGGTATTTTTAATGCAACAGGTGGTGCGGAGGTAGGTGTAACTGCAGCAAGCTCTACAGCAATTACCGCAGATGAACTTATCGACTTGTTCTATTCACTTAAAGCACCTTATAGAAAGAATGCTGTATGGGTTCTTAATGATGCAACTGTTAAAGCAATCAGAAAACTAAAGGACAATAATGGTAATTACTTGTGGCAACCTGCACTTACTGCTAATACTCCTGATACTATCTTGGGTAGACCAGTATTTACATCAAGTTATGTTCCTACCATTGCAGCGGGTGCAAAGACTATTGCATTTGGTGATTTCTCCTATTACTGGGTTGCTGATAGACAATCTCGTAGTTTCAAGCGCCTTAATGAACTCTATGCTGCAACAGGTCAAGTTGGTTTTGTTGCCACTCAAAGAGTAGATGGCAAGCTTATTCTTCCTGAAGCAATCAAGGTTCTTGCTCAAAAGGAATAATAAAAAATAGGAGGTGGCAGATATGATTGCTAATGAATTACTAAAACAGGTGAAAGAAAATTTAATCATAACATTCGACGACGATGACAGTCTTATTCTTAGTTTCATAGCTGCCGCCATTTCCTATGCGGAAAGCTATCAACATATAACTGAAGGTACTTATAGCGTTATGCCTATGCCTGCAACAACAAAACAGGCAATCATCATGCTTGCGTCACATTTCTATGAATCCCGTGATGGGAGTACTGGTGGTTTCTTTGCAAATACACTGAATGCGTCAGAACAAGTGTGGAAGACAGTAAATCTACTACTTAGAATGGATCGAAACTGGAAGGTGTGAGTATGGGCTTAGGAATGATGAATAAACCTGCAAAGATATGTGAGAAGACTTTTATAACCGATTCTGAGGGCTTTTCTTCGCAACGTGTGGCGGTTTTGGCAAACATTCGAGTGTTTGTTGAAGGTCGCCACGGAAGCGAACGTTGGGCGAATTTGGCGGCTTTTAGCGAGGCTACCGAACTCTTTCGCTTTAGGAAAATACCAAATCTAAATATAACAACAAAGCAATATATCGTTTTCAATGATGAGGAATACGATATTTTATCTGTCGAAAATGTAAAAGGCAGGAATATGTATATTGAGGTCTTGGCTAAGAAGTCGGTGTCATCAAATGGCTAAATGCACTTGTAATTTACCAGAAGAACTACTAAAAAAACTATCTAAACTTGGAAACAAAATGGATGAGGTTAGTGAAAAGGTTCTTGAAGCTGGTGGAGAGATTGTTCTCGATAAGGTTAAAAATAATCTGCAAGGTGTATTAAGCGGAAATTCCACAGGCGAGCTTTTAAGCTCTCTTGGTTTAAGTAAGGTGCTTTTAGGTAGAGACGGAAACCACAATATAAAGGTTGGTTTTGCAGAACCAAGAAGGGACGGAAAATCTAATGCTATGATAGCTAATATCATTGAGTATGGAAAGTCAGATCAACCTGCCAAGCCGTTCTTAAAACCTGCAAAAAGTCAATCAAAGAGAGCTTGTATAGATAAAATGACACAAAAAATGGAAGAGGAAATAAATAGATTATGAGTATTTTAGCCGATGTAAAAGAATTACTAGAACCTTTAAGTGTTCCAATAGCAACTGGTGTATATAAAGGAACTGTAACAAATACTTACCTAGTTTTAGTTCCGATGTCAGATACTTTTGAATTGCATGCTGATAATATGCCTAATGCCGAAGTGCAAGAATTGAGAGTTTCAATTTATACAAAAGGTAACTACAAAAAACTAACAAATCAAATAGTGAAGAAACTATTAAATGCGGAATTTACAGTAACCGACCGCAGATACATCGGTTACGAAACTGAAACTGACTATTTTCACTATGTAGTGGACATAGCAAAAAATTATGAATTGGAGGAATAAATAAAATGGCAACAATTGGTTTAGATAAACTTGTCTATGCACCTATTACGGAAGACAAAAACGGTAATGAAACATATGGAACACCTGTTCAACTTGCAAAGGCGATCTCAGCTGATTTGTCTATTGAATTGAATGAGGCTATCCTTTTTGCCGATGATGGTCAATCTGAAACGGTAAAGGAATTTAAGAGTGGTACTATTTCACTTGGCGTAGACGATATCGGGAATGAGGCAGCGGTAGCTCTTGTGGGTGCAACGCTAGATAGTAATGGTGTACTTATTTCAGGCGGTGAGGATATCTCTCAATATGTAGCAATAGGATTTAGAGCAAAGAAATCAAATGGAAAATATAAGTATTATTGGCTTTATAGAGTATTATTTGGAATTCCTGCAACTAACCTTGCTACCAAGGGCGATTCAATCACTTTCTCAACTCCGACTATTGAAGGGGCTATTTATAGACGCAATAAACCTGATGGAAAGAATAAGCATCCATGGAAAGCAGAAGTTACTGAAACACAAGAAAACAGTGAAACAATTAGTGCTTGGTACGATAGCGTATATGAGCCTGCATACTAAGGAGGAAAACATAAATGGCAGATGAAAGAAGCTCAGTCATTACGATTGGGGAAAAAGAATATGAATTACTTTTAACAACTAAAGCAACAAAAGAAATTGCTAAAAAGTATGGTGGCCTTTCTAACCTTGGAGATAAACTTGTAAAAAGCGAAAATTACGAAGATGCAATTAGTGAGATTGTTTGGCTTATTGTAACGCTTGCCAATCAACCTATTCTTATTTTCAATTACAAGAATAAAGGAAATGAAAAGCCGCTCTTGACTCAAGATGAAGTGGAACTTTTAACAACACCACAGGATATTGCAAACTTTAAAGATGCGATTACTGAGGCTCTATTGAAAGGGACAAAACGAAATGTTGAGAGTGTAGAAGCAAAAAACGCAGTGGGCGAGTAAGTGACGAAGAGTTGTTTACTCGTCTTTTATATTATGGGCTATCGCAATTGCACTTGTCACAAGATGAAGTGTGGATGATGCCCTTTGGACTTTTACTTGACTTGTGGGAATGCCATAAACAGTACAATGGCATATCAAAGCCTAAAGTAGAAGTTTTTATTGATGATATTATTCCTGAAGGGATTTAAAAAGAGGAGGTGAACGCAAATGGCAGATAGTTTTGGTTTGAAAATTGGGCTCGAAGGTGAAAAGGAATTCAAGTCTGCACTTGCATCAATAAATCAATCTTTCAAAGTATTAGGATCTGAAATGAAACTTGTAGAGAGTCAGTTTGATAAAAACGATAATTCAATGCAGGCATTAACCGCAAGAAATGAAGTGTTGCAAAAATCAATTGATGCTCAAAAGCAAAAGATAGAAACCTTACGATCAGCCCTTGCTAATGCAGCCGAATCATTTGGCGAGAATGATAGAAGAACACAAAATTGGAAAATCCAATTAAATAACGCACAGGCCGAACTAAACAAAATGGAAAAAGAGTTGAATGCTAATACATCGGCTCTTGACAGTACAGGAAAAGAGATGGACGGTGTTGCTAAAAGTGCAGACGATATGGGCGATGATATCGAAGATGCTGGAAAGTCTGCGGAAAAGTCTGAAAGTAAGTTTAGCGGCTTAGGATCAGTCTTAAAGGGAATTGGTGCTGCTATGGTGGCAGTCGGAGTAGCTGCTACTGCAATGGCCGTAAAACTTGGTAAAGAGGTAATCTCTGCTTATGCTGATTATGAGCAGCTAGTAGGTGGCGTTAAGACTTTGTTTGGAACTGAAACATCAAGCGTAGAAGAATATGCAAAGTCTGTTGGAAAATCGGTTGATGAAGTACGTGATGAATACAACAGCCTTCTTAATGCACAGCAAAAGGTTATGAATGATGCCGATGCTGCTTATAAAACCGCAGGTCTTTCGGCTAACGAATACATGGAAACAGTCACTTCGTTTTCTGCATCCCTTATCGCATCGCTTAATGGAGATACGGAAGCAGCTGCAAATAAAGCTAACCAGGCAATCATAGATATGGCTGATAATGCTAATAAAATGGGTACTGATATGTCTATGATTCAAAGTGCTTATCAAGGGTTTGCTAAACAAAATTACACGATGCTTGATAACCTTAAACTTGGGTATGGTGGTACTAAAACTGAAATGGAGCGTTTGCTTGCAGATGCATCAGAAATAGCAGGTGTTGAATTTAGTATTGATTCTTATGCCGATATAGTCGATGCAATCCATATTATTCAAACGCAAATGGGTATTACTGGTACTACGGCAAAAGAAGCAGAATATACGATAACTGGTTCGATTAATTCACTTAAATCGGCATTGCAAAATCTTATAACAGGATTTGGTAATTCTGAAGCGGATATCAAAGGCTTATGTGATAACGTTGTTGATGGCTTTAAGGCAGTAGTAAAAAATATTACGCCAATCATTGGAAACATCATATCAGCATTGCCAACAGCAGTAGATGCCCTGATTGATGCTGTCGGCGATTTGCTTCCTACATTTCTTACAATGGTTACTAACTTGTTCTCGGAAGTCCTAGAAACATTGCTTAATTTACTGCCTGGTCTAGTTCCTGCGGTGATGGATGCGTTGCTTACCATAGTAAATACACTTATAAAGAACTTGCCACTTATCATAAATGTGGCTGCAAAAATCGTAATAAGTTTAGCTTCAGGCATTGCGAAATCAATGCCAAAACTAATACCAACTATTGTTCAAGCTCTAATAGAGGTATGTGAAACATTAATAGCTAATCTTCCTATGCTCCTTGATACGGTTCTTCAAATTGTGGAGGGCTTGGCAAAAGGGATACTCGATTCGATACCAATCATAATTGATGCATTGCCTAAGGTTATCTTGGCGATTATAAATTTTATAATTGGTGCAATCCCTCAAATTATAGAAACAGGCATCCAACTATTTACTAGTTTGATAGGAGCTTTGCCAGAAATAATTGAGGCGGTAATAGAGGCAATTCCTCTTATGATTGACGGAATCATTAATGCTATTGTTGAAAACTTGCCACTCATAATTGATGCAGGCATTAACCTATTTGTAACGCTCATCCAAGCATTGCCTGAAATTATTGAAATGATACTAACTGCAATACCTAAAATTATTGCATCGATTATTGATGCGCTTATCGATAATATTCCCTTAATTATACAAGCGGGAATTGATCTATTTACTTCGCTGATTGCAAATCTTCCAACGATTATTATGGAAATAGTAAAAGCTGTGCCACAAATACTTTCTGCTATTATTAATGGATTTAGCAGTGGTTTTTCACAAATGGCGGATGTAGGAAAGAACCTCGTTCGTGGTTTATGGGAAGGCATACAAGGCTTAGCTGGATGGATTTGGGATAAGGTTAGTAATTGGGCAGGAGATTTATGGAGTGGTATTAAAAATTTCTTTGGCATTCACTCTCCATCTAAAAAGATGGCTTGGATCGGTGATATGATGATGGAAGGATTAGCAAATGGTATCGATGATACAGCAAGTGAAGTACTAAGTTCCGCAAACGGAATGGTCAATAATCTAAATAACGTATTTGATGGTTTATCTGCTGATATGAGCGAAATACCTACCGATTTTAATGTTTCAAGTGCTGCTAATTCCATAAATGGTGGTGCAAGGGCAAATCAAGGTGGGTTGGTGCTTCAACTTAGCATTGGCAATTTTAACAACTATTCAAATGAAGATATCACAAGTTTGACTGAGGAAATAATGGAAACTGCAGGTAATTTTGCAAAAAGGAAAGGAGTAGTGTTCGCATGAGTTATTTTGTTTTTAATGGGATTTCTAGTGAGAGTATGGGGATTCGAATTCAATCTAAAAGTGTATATTCTGCACCAAAATATGATCTATCTTTAACCTCTATCCCTGGACGAGATGGTGACCTCATAAGTCCAAATGGAAGATTTAGCAATGTAATTATTTCTTACAATTGCTTTTTACCTGCAAAGTCTATTGAAGAATTGGCAGAGAAAATTACTAAGGTAAAAAATTGGCTCTATAAAGAACCGGGAAAGTACCATGATTTAACTGATAGCTACGATAAAGAATTCTTAAGAAAAGCCTTGTTTAATAGCAAACTAGATATCTCTGATGAATGCATGAAGATAGGATTATTTACGATTTCATTTTCATGCAAGCCGCTTAGGTATTTGATTTCAGGACTTGCAAAGCAAACATATTCAAGTGCGGTAATTCTTACAAACGAGTTTAGTTTTTTTGCTAAGCCTTATATCAAGGTAAATGGCAAAGGGGCAGGAACACTAACTATAAATAACAAAGTCTGGCATTTTGAAACGCTAAACGGCTATACAGAATGTGATTCTGAACTTATGAACTATTATCACGATACAACGCTTAAAAACGACAAAGTAACTGGTGATGGATTTCCTACTTTTGAGCATGGTGAAAATCATATCGAGTTTGGTGGCGGAATAACAAGCGTTGAGATTATTCCAAGGTGGGTGAGCTTATGATTCCGATTCTATATAAAGAAGACGCAATTGATTTTTCTACATTTGGTATAGGCGTGCTTGCCGATACTATCTCATGTTTGGTAACCGAAGAGCGAAACGGTGCTTATGAATTGACTTTGAAGTACCCTCTTAATGGTTCTTTGTATGGCGAAATAAAAAAGGAACGCATCATAAAGGCAAAACCAAATGACTTATCTGATCCACAGGCATTTAGAATATACAGAATTGCTATACCGATTAATGGGATAATTACCATTTATGCCGAGCACATTTCCTATGACTTGATCAATATCGGAGTTATCCCATTTTCACTTACCAATGTTGCGCCTCAAGTTGCAATCGATACGTTGCTTAAAAAGACAGTTCTTCCAAATAATTTTACTTTTAGAACGAATTACACTGTTGCAAAGGACTTTGAAGTGAAAAAGCCTCAAAGCGTGAGAGCTTGTCTTGGTGGAACTTATGGCAGCCTTCTGAATAAATGGGGTGGTGAGTTTGAATGGGATAATTTCTCGATAATCCATCATAAAGGTAGAGGAAGTAACAAGGGTGTCGTAATTGAGTATGGCAAGAACTTAACGAAGCTTGACCACGATAGTGACATTTCTGAAATCTATACAGATATATTGCCTTATGCGGTTATTTCGAGTGGTGATGGAAATGATGTGGTTTGCACGCTTAGTGAAGAAATTTTACCGATAACCACTACATTGAAAAAAAGGAAAACCCTTATAAAAGATATGACTGATTCTTTTGATAGCAATGAAGAAATAACGGAAGACAAGCTAAGAGAAAAAGCTCAAAAATATATAAGCGATAATCCTCTTGGCATAGAAAACCCAACAATTACAATTAGCTTTGAACCATTATGGAAACAGCCTGAATATTCTGCACTTCTAGAACGAGTTTCTCTTTGTGATACTGTAACGGTAAAGCATATAGAAATTGGAGTATCGGTTAAGACGAAAGTAATAAAAACCACTTATGATACTCTGCTTGAAAAATACACGAGCATAACACTTGGAAGTGCAAAATCTAATTTTGTTAAACAGGTGCAAAACATCGAAAGCAAGATTGAATCGACAAAAACGGAGGTGGATAGATTTCCATCTCTTTTAAATTATGCGATAAATAATGCTACAAAACTTATAACAGGTAACTCTGGAGGGTATGTTATTTTGCACTCAACTGCTAAGGATGGCAAGCCTTATGAGTTACTCATCATGGATAAGCCTAATATCAATGATGCTATCAAGGTTTGGAGATGGAATGTTAGTGGACTAGGCTATTCCAAAAACGGATACAATGGCCCTTACGAAACTGCTATTACATCCGATGGACAAATCGTAGCTGATTTCATTTCTTCAGGAACACTAATGGCGAATATCATTAAAGCAGGTATCATCTCTTCAAAAGATAGTAGCTCATACTGGAACATCGACACTGGCGAAGTGGTGCTCAAGGCCTATGTTACTGGAGACCAGTTTGATGGCAAGGTGAGCGAAATCAACAAGAGAGAGTCGAAGATAGAAGCTAATATCAACGGACTTACAAGTACGGTATCTTCAATAGGAAATCGAGTCGTTGTTGCTGAGAATGATATTTCGAATCTTGATTATGATGTTACCACACTTACTCAGAAAGCTGATGCGATAGAACTTAAGGCAAACACCAACGAGAAGAATATTTCCTCTCTTACGATTGCCTCTAATAAACTTGCATCAAAGGTTGAATCGAATGCAAGTGGCATCTCTGATTTGGAGCAGACAGCAGATTCAATCAATGCTGCTGTTTCAAAGAAGGCGGATTCGGAGGGAGGAGTTTTCTCGTCATTTGGATATAAGCTCAAATCTACAGGTTTTGAACTTTACTCCAACAATAAAACCGTTATGAAGGTAAACTCCGCAGGTCTCGAAGTAAATGGAAAGATTACGTCATCAGAAGGTGAAATCGGTGGCTTGACCATAACAAGTAGTGGCCTTAGCTACTCAGGCAACTGGAATGCCGCTTTCAGAATCGGAGATTTGTCTACCGATCCAAGAATGCCTACCTATGCAATATTCTCTAGAACGCAAAGAATCGACAACTGCATCATGGGCTTCAAAAGCAATTCATACGGCGAAAACTTCTGGGCTGAATTCAGACCTGAGGGATACTGCACCTTCATGTCAAGCGACAGGGACGATGCAATAATGACTGGAAAGATTCCGTACCTTTTCCTTAAGGACGTATGCTGGTTGCACAGCCCTCTTGGCTCATCATATGAGGGAAGTACGGCTACGTGCCCTCAAATAATTGTTTTTAACTACACTGTTGCTAAATCGAGTTATTCGACAATTGACCTCGATGTCTATGGCATCAACGAGATAATTGGGGCGTCTCTTACTGAAAAGGACACGCCAAGCACAGGCTCGAACAACCAGTGGTTCTCAATCGATAAAAAGAAAATCACCATCCATAACACAACTGGAGGTTCAAAAACATATTCGGTGATAGCGATTGCTATATAGGAGGAACTAATGAAAAAAGTAAAAATTAATGAACAAGGCTTTGTTGAAAGCCCGTATATCAACGATGCATCAATTGAGCGTGATGTTGATGAGCAACTTTACGAGAAACTTATGACATGCACCATAGGTATGAATTGGCGATTAGTTAATGATGAATTTATCATGGTCGATTTTCTTGAAGACAATGTCATAAGAGAAAGAAGACAAATCGAGTGTTTCAATTTCGTGGATAATCATTCGCAGTTATGGTGGAATCATTTATCCAATGAGCAGAGAGAAGAACTAAATAAATGGTATGAGGCTTGGCTCAATGCTCCAGAAACAAGGGTTATACCTAAAAAGCCGAGTTGGATAAATTAGGAGGGAATTATGGAAATAGGACAAACAATTATAACTATTGCATCAATAATTACTGCACTTGGTGTCATATTCGGCATGATATTTGCAGTTTATAGATGGTACTTAAAGCAAGAAAAACAAGACAAGGATATCAAATCGATAAAGGAAGAACAAACCCTTTTAACCTATGGTGTCCTTGCTTGCTTAAAAGGCTTAAAAGAACAAGGATGCGATGGACCTGTAACAACTGCAATAAATCAAATTGAAAAATACATAAACAAACAAGCTCATAAATAAAGGAGGATTAAACTTATGAACGAAATCATTTTAAACATTATATCTGTAGTGGTAACTGCGGTAATTTTGCCACTAATTTCTTATGCAGGAGCAAGGCTTATCGCTTGGCTTAACGCAAAGATTAAAGACGAAAACGCAAAACAACAATTGACTGTTGCAACTGACATCGTAATGAATGCAGTAAGAAGCGTATTTCAAACTTATGTAGAAACACTGAAGAAGAATGGCACATTTGATAAAGAAAGCCAAAAAGTAGCACTTATCAAAGCAAAAGATGATGCACTTGCTCAAATGAGTGACGAAATTAAAGATTACATAACTAAAAATTATGGCGATTTAGAAACGTGGATCACTACTCAAATTGAATCTACTATTAACATTTTAAAGAATAAATAAGCAAAAAGAATTCTGACTTTTCAATTAAATATATTCATTTTTATACATTTATTTGCATGTATTGGAGATAAATTTGATTTTTAGGTGTATTTATGTTAAAATATTATCGAAA